CTAGTCACCTTGGCAATGGTCTTGGACCGCACGATGTCATCATCCTGCGGTTTTGCCGTTCCATCACCAGCAGACATCAGCAGATCACCGCGTGCAACGGTTGTGCCCTGTGCAATGCGGATCACAAAGTCACCCGTCATCGCGCAGTAGAAGTCGTTGACGATTGTGTCGTCATCATCGTCCCAACACTGAAAGACACCGGCAACGTTGCGGTCACCTTCTGTTGAGCTGACTTGCATTTTATTTAACTGCTCGTTGTCTTCTAAACCAACAGTTGCTGTATATGTAGCACCCTCGTATTCGTATTGAACGGTTTCTCCTACGTCAGCGGTGCCTGCATACTCAATTGACTTGCCAACAGTAGTTTCGTCACCGTTTTCATCAACTACAGTTACATCAAAAGCAACTGTTTTCCAAGAACAAAGCTCGTCTAAGTTGCTCATTACAGAGCCGCGCAGTATTGAAGGACGATCAGCTTTGTTAGTTTGACTGATTCCTACAAGTTGCGACCATCGAGACAGGTGCCCGCCGTTGTAACTAACAGTTGAGCCAGAAACAGAAACACTACCTTCACCATTGCCCTGTGCATACCAGATGACAAGTTGGCCATCGGTGCCCATCCTATTGATAGCCATTACATCGCCATCTTGGGCTGAAGCTGAAAAGAGACCTTCCCTTACTTGTGTGGCGTTAAAGACAGTCGATGCACCAGAGGTATTTGCCCAAGGGCTAGTATCTGAAGACCCAATAGTTACTTGACCACCAGTGTGAATTTGCATCCGCTGGGCTAAGGTGGGGCCAGAAGCACTTGTGTAAAAACGCAGCTCTCCATCGTCTCTATTGGTTGTATCAGATCCTGAAACTGCAATCATTCCAGCAACTTTGTTGCCGTTCCAATAACCAAAAATCTCGCCAAGCGACGATCCGGCGCCGACGGTACCGGCACCAAGTGCAAGTCGCCCGCCGCTTGTGCTGTGGAATGTATTAATTGAGCCTCTAGTGGCATCTAACGTACTGGTGGTGCCAACCAACAACCGCCCTAGACGATCAATCCGTAGTGCTTCCGTGATAGCAGCAGAAGTATTATTAGTTGCAAATGTTAAGGCCGTTGCCCTTCCAAATGCGTCGCCAGGATCTTGTATAGCCTGAACATACGCTCCAACATGGGCACCATCGGCATCCTTTGTAAAGTATTCAATTTTGCCGATATTTTCATTAGCTACTGCTGATGTATTAGTGCTAGTTAATCGGATTACACCGCCCGTAGAAGAAGCAACATCAAGATCTGCGGCAGGCGCTATATTCCCGATTGCCACGTTTCCACTTGAATCTATTCTCATAGCCTCCGTCGGGCTGCTTGCACCGTCTGCTGTGACCCGGAATGACAACCTTCCTGGCATGTCATTAGCGCCAGGAGTGCCATCAACTAAACCGCTAATACTTGCTAGCTCAACAAACTCTGAGCCATCATTTCCCATAAAGCCGAGTCTTCCGCACCAGTCGCCATCAGAAGACAAAGTATTTGATCCGAGTGTATTTGCATTTGACCTTCCTAAAAGCAACGTTGCCGGATGCTCTGTGTCCGCATTGTTGATAACGCTAAAAGTTCCGCGTGATGTACCTGAGCCTGTTCCTTCTACTTGACTTAAACCAGTTACACTTCCATTTAGGAAGTTTGCTCGGGCAGTAGACGCCCCCACGAGGAGCCTGCCACTTGTATCGATGCGTGCTTTTTCTGCTGTACCGCCGCCAGTGGACGCGCTAAAAACTAATGGGTAGCCTTCAAATGAACCCAACACTGCTTGGCTGCTTCCAGTATCAGCGATCAAAGAAGCTCTTTTGGTGGTGCTTGTTTTTATGTTGATTGCTGGATTTGATGATGCGTCAAGAGTTAAAAGTGAGTCAGGCGACGCTGCCCCAATACCCACGCGGCCCGAGCTGTCAATAACAAAAAGACTGCTTGACGCATTTTCTACCTCCATAAATGGCTGAGTAGAACTTGCATTATTGTCAGTCAAGTAAAGCAGCTGGGTGTTGCTAGCTGTTCTGCCATTAGTGCCTGTATAGCGTATGTCTACGGTACGTTTGTTTGCAGAAGGTGTTGCACGAGTATCGCTTAACCGAATTCCTTCGTCGCCATTAGTTGAATTTGTGACTTCAAGTTTTGCATTTGATGGCGACGCCGCTCCAATGCCGACGCGATCATTCCCTGCATCGACAAACAGCATGTGAGTGTTGCCGTTTGACTCCACGCGGAAGTCAACATCATTGCTGGGGTCGTTGAATACAACCTCAGAACTGCCAATCTCAAGGCGCTCTGCACCGCCAGTAGCAAAGTTAATCTTGTCAGCTGCGCTTCTGAAGAAACCAGTATTAAGGTCAGAGGCAAATGCGAGGCCAGGGGCCGACACAGTGCCGTCCTCCATCAGCATCGTGCCGTCAAGCTCGAAGATGGTGATCCATGCCGAGTTAGCCGAGTTCCTCAGCTTCAACTGGCCGGTCGTGGTATCGGCCCACCATTGGTATGCGTAGGTGGTCCCAGGAGAGGTTGCGCCTGAGCTATTTGTAATTAACGCCGCCAAGGCGTTATTTAAATCTGCACGGACCGCAGCTCCGCTGGCATTCGAGATAACACCGTCATGCTGGGCCATAGTTAGGAACGCTCAGAGCCGTAGCCGACCGCTTGGTACTGGAAGTTCCGATCAATCACGGCATTACTGCTGTTCTTGAACTTCACTGTGAACCCAGTCCTAGAGATCGAAGTCACTTCATAGTAATCGCCTGATGCAAGGTTGAAAGCCGTGATGCCAATGCTCGGCGGCGTGTTGTAGAAGACGCCATCCTGAAAAAACGCATTGGTGAACGTCACCGCCTTGCCGCCAGACGCCGTACCAGATGCGATCACAGAGCTGGTTTCTGTTCTTAGCGGCATCTTGGCCGTGAAGCCCAGCTCATCCAGCAACGGCGTTTGGTCAACGTGATCGCTGCTCAGCTCGCACTTGAACTGGAAAAGGCGACCTTGGAAGTGCCCGTTCCGCAGCGGCACCCAGTCACCGAACACCAAGTTGCTTTCTAGCTCTTGGTTGTCATCGTTCTCTAGCAGCAGCCTGTCGCCGTCTTCCGTCAGCTCGTCTTCTGCCGTGATGCCGGTGGTTGCGGCTCGTAGGTAGACCTCAGCGTTTACGTCGTCAGCCTCTAAACCGTCGAAGTCGGTCCAGGTGTCGATTAGTGCCGTGCGCTCATCGATGTCATCAGCCGGATAGGTGCCACGCATCACCAGATGTCGGCTGAATTCGATGTCGAACTGTGCGCCTAGATCCAGCGTGTTAGCGAAGAAATACTCCCCGCTGCTCTTGCGAGTGCCTAGGAAGTCGAAGCTGCTCAGAGCGTCGATGTCGAGAATGTCGTCGATGGTTTCGTCTCCATCGATGACCAGTGCGCCGTACTCCTCTGAGTAGAACGTGTCGTTTTTCTGCCCTTGGAACTCAGGCGTGTCGCTGTCCTCGCGATCCTCAAGGATTAGCAATCGCGGCACTGAATCTGTCAGCGTGTGGATGACTGAACGAACGGCTGAGCTTTTTTTGTTCTGATCGTCGATAAACCGGACAAGGTATTCACCCGACAGTTCCGGCAGGATTGCGTAAAACGTGTTGGCCTTGACGACGGTCAGAAGCGAACTGTTCGGCCAAGTGCCAGAGCCGTCAGTCTTCGAGCTGTGGCGGATCTCAGCGTTCAGCCTGTCGCTGGTTGCGCCCAGACCCTCTTTCGGCACAGCCCAAGTAATCATCACCTGGTTGGAGCGGTGCGGCTCTAGCTGTACGTCCTGCGGATCAGGAGGCAGCTCAATAATTGGCGTTGTGATTTGACCGCCAGATGTTTGGTCTTCTTTTGGAACAACGAACGATCCTGTTACCCAAGCGGAGTGCTTGAACGTTCCGTCTCGGCCAATAGATCGAAGCTGGAATGTAACTGTTGTCCCCGGCTTAACGCCTTCTACCTTCAGCTCATTAGTTGTCTGCCTGACTGTTGTGAAGTTGCCATCACCAACCTTGTAGCGGATTTCATAGCCGTTGATGTTGCCGTCATCGTCACGCTTAAAGCCGAAAAACACGTCGTTGACGACGTTGTTGTTTCTGCGGACCTCTTTGGTCTCAAAAGTAAGACCGCTTGGGGCTGTCGGGATCTTGTCGAAGGTGGTGACCGACTGGTACTCCAAGGCATCAGCGTTGTCAGCCGTTGCATAGATGCTGTCGTTGTGCTGGACGCCGACGATCGCAAACGTGCCATCACCGCCATCAGCAACCGAGATGCAGCGGAACTTCTGATGAGCAACAGTTGACGACTGGATCGACCAAATCGACTGCGCCAGCGGTGCTGCGCTAAACGCAGACGAGACCGTGATCACCGCGCCATCGATGCTGCTGATCGTCTTGGTTTCAATCGTGCCGTCGGGCAGTGTTGCCGTGAGCGTGTGACCTGAACCAGCGGGCACAGTCACCGTGATGTCTGCAGTAACCGTCGTTGTTGTTGCTGCGCTGCAACGGCCCGCGATGCGTGCTCCTTGCCGCATCTCGTCGGCAACAGCAAACACCTGACCAGGAAAAACGATCGCACCTTGTAGACCAGTTGAGAACGTGACGGTTTCGCCGTCTAGCTCCTCTGATGCCATCATCCAGCGGCCTAGGCGATACGCCTGATTGCGCGACGTGCAGCCAAACGCGACGACCTCGCGGACTTGGTAGCCGTACTTCGTGATTAGCGCGGCGTCTTCGACAACAACAAAGTTCGGTTTGTAGAAGTTGTCGGGGTCGTTGTAGCGGACGCGGATGCTGGTGCTACGCGTTTTGAGCGATGAACCTGTGTAGTTGAAAACGCCCTCAATGACGTTGCTGTTCGTATAGAGGTGGACAGGATCAACAGCAGAGCCGTCCAGATTGCCGTGGTCAGCAGCCAGCTGCACAGTGTTGCTGCTCCAATAGGACATCCCACGGAACACCGAGGCGAGATCCTGCAGCACGTTGTAAGCCGCTGCGCGACTACCAATGACAACGTTGCAGGCAAAGCGCGGCTCTGTCGTGCCGTCTTGGTTCGTGACCAGCTGGTTTGCGTATTGAATCAGCGGGTATAAGTCCGTGTAACTGATATTTGACGCGCTAACGAAGTTGCCGCACCCGTACCTGTCGTTTAGCACCATGTCCGCAAAGATGCAGACAGGACAGGTTGTGTAAGCATTGCGAGTGCTTCCATTGAAAGTAACGCCTTTCGTTAAATCAAGGCTGCCGTCTTCCCTAACCGCAGCGTTGTGAGGGATTGCAACACGTCGTCCCTTGATTAAGTAGGCGCGATTTGGCAAGTTGCTGAATTGCCGTGTGTTTAGTTCAAGGCCGACGCAAGCGGTGTACGGATATGTGCTGCGGATCTCTTGACGCTCAATAATCGAAGACTACATCAGTTGGTTCGCGCGTCCGTTTGCTAGGGGAGTGTTTTCTGGCACCTCCTCAAAAGAATCCTTCGTGACCTCAAAGTGCCCCTCCCCTAGGTTTACTTTTACGACCTTTATGTTCCAAGGACCACCGTTGCCGTTTGCGTCTCTTGGCAGTTCAATGACCTTTGTCTTCCTTTGATAATCAGTCAGGGAGATGCCTTTTACAAGAAAAGCGTCCAGCATGTTGTACGGGCCGCCTTGGCGTTGCACCCAAACTTGAATGTCTAAAACTCCATTAAAAGGCTGCCCTTTGGCGAGACCCTCTTGCGCTGTTGAAAACAAACGAGGGATCGTAAACAAAAGTTGTATTGAGGTAACTTCTGTGTCGGTTATTTGGCGAATAACTTGTCCAGACCCGTAGTTTCTATCGGTTACTTCGTTGCTTGCATTCAAAGTTTCCGAGTAATTTTCACCGACCTCAACGCCGACAGCTGTAATGGTTGTTGTTGCACTGCCAGCCTGAGGCAGCTTTCCTTGTGTTCGGCCGCCTAAACGAATGGCGGCACTTACGTCTTCAGCTGGAAAGTTTGCTTGCCCGTTTGTTTTTAAGGGTGTCTCGTCAAGAAAAATTTGCTCTTCTTTGAAGTCGAACCCTTCGATAGGCCCTTCACAGAGAAGATCAACAAGACGAACGCTAGAAGTTGAATTAAGTGCCATGGTTATGCAAAGCTAGGGTTGAAACCGTGACGAATTACGAACTCAACTGAAGAGTCTGCAGACACGTCGATAATTCTTACGTCTAAACTATAATGATCAATGTTTGGCACTTTGTTTGGGTCAAACTTGTGATACCAGCGGTATGTGCCCATAACTAGGCCCTGAATTGTAAAAGAATCTCTCGCGTGTATATTATCGGTTCCACGCTCTCTTGATTCAATCGCATAACTAATGTAAGCTTCCGTTTTTGTAGTTTCCGGTCCTGCAACGAACTCAAAAAGCTTGTTAACTTCAAGAAACACAAAATACTTATCGGGGTCTTTGGTTGGACCTTCAGTAAACTCTAACTGGAAATCATTTGTGCATGTTCGCAACGAGTCTTTCGTCAAGATACTCACTGGGTCTCCGTCAGGGCTTACTCCTGATGAATTGAATCTGTCGTCAAGGTGATTTGAGCGGTCATTTTGGAAATGAAGCGAATTCCAGCGACCGCTTTCGATTTCAGCTGTCCTTTCGCCTAGCTGTAGCTTGTAACCGTTGACCGTGACCGTATCGGGACCTGGTTCTCTTGTCGCTGTTTTCAGCGGATCAGATTCATCAGCAACGTCAACGTCTGCCGAGATGACATGCGAGCCAATTAGCACTTTGCCGTAAGCCACTGGAATCGTCGCGCCAACACCAACCGTGTTTTGCGCCCCGAGGTAGGCGTAAGACTGCACGCCATCAAAACCTCGATTAACTGACTGAGCCCGCGTTGCTTGGAAATCGCCTCTTGTACTTACGCCGCTAAGACCTAACTCAGGCTGCGGTGACAACATCTGCGTCACACTGCCCAGCAACATTGTCGCACCGATCGTGCCAATAGCAGACGAAGCCGCCGCGCCAAGTGTGAACGTACCTGCAGTTACTCCCTGACCGAGACCTAAAAATCCAGCGCCGACCGGTGCAAAGGCGACGGCAGCCGCAATAAGGCCAACACCGAGAAGAGCCCGTCCTAAATCGTCCTGACCAACCAACACAGGTGTGACGATCAGATCGTTCTGACCAATCGGCAGGTGTAGATCATTGAGGTTCAGATCAAGGCCAGCTTGTAAAACCCGATAACCAACTCCAACCTCATGAGCCGAGATCAGCTCAGCCTTAAACGCTGGGTGGTTAATGCACAGCAACTTGATGGCATCAGCAGGCGTTCTGAGGTTGTGGTAGACGTGTTCAGCGCCGTACCGCTCGCCTAAATCACCCAGCAGTCGGACGACTTGCTGCATATCGAAAAACCGCCGCGACCCTTGCCAAATAGTATCTGCTCAGCGGAATCACCGCACTTAGTGAGTCGCGCTGCTGGTGCAAAATCCGCTCATCAGGCAAAAGAATGGCGGCGTGCATCGGCGTGCGAGTTGCCATTCTCATGATCAACACATCGCCAGGCTGGCGGGCCTGCATAGTGACCTGCTGAAAACCGATGCGCTCGGCTTCTGCAAGGAATATGCTTTCGCAGGTTTCTGTGCTCTTTGGCCGTTCGTAATCCGGCAGCTCTACGCCCTGCAGCTTGAACCAATCACGCACCAACGTAAAGCAGTCGGCCTTGCCGTACTCCCATTGACGGCCGATCAGGGATTGATAGTTAACCATTCGTTCTGTGGCATCCGCAAAATGTGCCAAGGCACAGAGCCCTGGCTGCACACAGTCTGGTCCGACTCGCTCGGTGGCCCACCTTGCGGGTGCGAATGAACCACCGCCTCGACCTTGCCCATCATCGCCGCTATTGCGTAATCACGCGGCTCAAGCACAAACGTGTTCTCCGGTACATCTGCTGCGTTCCTACAG